CGCCCTCGACTGTTCTGTGCCGGCAGATCATGGTGAATGAGCCAGCCGTAACGCTTAGCAATGCTGATGACCACATCCTTGAAGTCGGCTTCGCTGATCTTTGGGTCAAGTTTCATGATTTAGGTTGACGTATTTGTGCTTGCCATATGTCATCGGCAATGTTTTTAGCAGTCCATTGCAGCCGTTGCACTACTTCGTCTTTGTGCAGAAAATCAGGCCACAAATCAAGGTTGTTTATTAACTTGCATATGCGCTCTAATAGGTTCACTTGTTCTTCTAATGTCATTTCAGCCTCTCAATGATTTTGCTTGCTTCGTGTGATTTCAACAGCTCAAGAACCGCGCTGTCATCGTCCAAGTTCAGTTGAATCATCTCCAGCAATGCGAGATCGTCCATGCCTTTGTCCTTAGCCAGTTTCTTGATGTAACCAATCTGCTTAGGGGTAGCGAACGCGCCCTGTGGAACGTGAACAGGGTTTTGCCTTGTATCGGTCGGTGTACTTAGGCGCTCGACCTTTTGCATCTCATTACGCGACGGTCTAGGGCCACTTGCAGGCGCCTGCAACGGGCAATTGGCAATGGCGCGACCGATCGCGCTTGTTTCACAGTTCTCTACAAACGACGTGGCATTGACACCGCGGTCGCTTTTAATTTCTTCCGCATAGCCCGTAGCGACTGGCACCTTGTCTTCTTTGTCTGCGTACAGTTCGCAGTAGAACACGCAAGCGTCGCCTGTGTAGTTCATCATCATGGTGTATACGCGCCCGTTTGGGTATGCAGCCCACCAACGGACTAGACGCGACTCGACTGTCTCGTAATTGCTTAGATCAAAGCCCATTAGATGCCTGCCCAGACGCTTAGACGTTGTGCATGGTCATGTGCGCCACCGCGTTGTGCGTATGCCAGTTCGCCTGTGTTGCGGATAATGCCACGACGCGCAGCTGCATTGAGCCGTCCTGCAATGCCTTTGGTAACGGGGAATTGGTCGCCTAGGTGTTGCCAAATGTCGTCAGATGTAAAGAAGCCTTTAGTGCGCGCAACGTGCAAGATCGCTGCATCAACTTTGTTTTGTTCATCGCGTGTCCAACGCGCATCCGCAGACGACTGTGACGACAACATGCCTTGAACAAATGGCGCAAGTTTTCTTGCCGGTACACGGCCGTCACACACGAAATGTGTTTTACCTTGTATGTCTGGGTAGGCAATTGAGCCTTTGCAAATGGTGCAGGTTTTCATTGTCGGAATCTCTCTTGTCGGTTAGGAATGTGCTTGTAATGCTTTGATCGCTAAGTCGAGTGTAGTCACATCGTAAAGCGGCATCGGGTCTTCTAATGACAATTGGTTTTTCATTGTTTTTAGACGCTGGATGATGCTTGCGTGTGGGTTTTTGCTGATCGCCATAATGTCGTCAATCAAACTAAAGACTGCCATTGAATGATTTGCGTTAAGTGTTGAATCAAGCACCATTTTGCGTGTTTCTTCTGTTAGTTCGCCTTGGTTGTATGACACGCCTTCGCTCATTTTGTTGCACTCCATGGTCCCCAGCCGTAACCGTGACGCTTGACGCCGTAATTGTAAATTGCTAATGCTGCAAGCAGATTAGTTTGAGCCTGTAACAGATCATCCACCTGGTTAATAATGCCGGCATCAGTTAACCATGGTGTCCAGAATCCGTTGATCTGCATTAGTCCGCGCGACCCACCGTTTGGGTCTTTGTTGTTGACCGCGTTTGGTATGCAGCGTGATTCGCGAAACATGACCGATTCGAGCACGGTGCGCTGATCGGCAGGCCAGCCAAGGTTGACAGCAAGCGCGCTGAACTGCTCGCAAGTCGAGCTGTACGGGTCAATGTAAATCGTGGACGACGTGCTGGATGTCGTGGTGCTTGGCTCTATCAAATATGGCGCGAGGGCAATAGTCCCAGACGGGCTACCAGACGCGTCAGGAGCCCCTACAGCGACCGTAAAGCCAAAGACGGTACAAAGTACTAGCCCTATGATTTTTTCTGCAAAGTAGTTCATCGTTTCTCCAAGGGTATGGGCACGCCCCAACTAGATGCGTGCGATCTGAATGCGATTTGTCCCATAAGGAACTTGCCCGACTCTGGGCTAGAAAATATCTGCACCAAGATTTCTTGGCCGTTGTCCATCACTCCCGTATAGACGCTGTAATCAACTATCTGTGGGTCAGTCATTGCCTGTCCTTTTGTCGGTACTCCGACCCTAGAACATAGATCAAGGCTTAGGTGGGATTTCCCCAAAAACCTTTAAGAACGCGGCTTTTACGAAGATCACCGAGTCGGCAGCCTGTGGGGTTATCTCAATGTGGAACCAGTCGCCACCTGGTGCGCCGTGAATGTTTGGCTTGCTGTATTTCTTCCAAGCCTGACGATCACAGCGCCATGCGCGTCCGTACGGCGTAGGGAAATAGTCGAGTATGCACTCAACGCCGAGCGTATTTGCGTTAGCCACGACAACGTCAATAAACGACACCGCGCCTTTACGGTTTGCTTGTGGCCGTCTTTCGCTTTTGCGATACGACAAGTCAACAGCTCTGCCCGTGGCATGTACTGACAATGAGCCTGGTTTGCCGCGCATGTCACGTTGACCCCAAGACCCGTTATTCCATACAGCGTTATTTGATGCAGCGATTGCTTGCTTTATCCATTCGTTCATGCCGGCACGTGGGCCAGCGGATGCGCCGTCGCTGTTGCCTGTGTAGGGCCTTGCGTTTGGGTTAGCTTTGGCTGTCGCCACGCCCAAAGCCTGCGTCTTTAGGGTTTACCCAGCGGAGCAACGGTGGGATCACGGCTGCGATCGCGCCTTTGCCATAGTCGCGTGGGTCTGTTGTGCCTGTCGAGTAAACAGCAATAAGCGCGCCAACAACCGATCTGGCATAACTAGCAAACATTGCTTTGTCTTTAGCGGTGATTTTCAACATGGTTGTCAATCTTTTCTTCTATTCGACCAAGGGTGCGGTGGACTTCGCCGTGATCGGCTTTGTTTTCTTTGCCGATTTTGTTGATGAGAGCAACGAGTACAGCGAAACCCCCACCGATAAGACCAACCACAATTTCAGTTGCCATATCACAGACTTACGCAAACAGCGCCGCCACCTCATCGGCGGTCAATCCAAGTTTTGCTAGCACGTCGGCTTTTGCAAGTTGTTTGGCTTGCTTTTCTGCTTCAAGTACAGCCTCGTCTTTTGCGGTGTCGTTAAGTGTTTTGTCAAACGCTTTTGTTTCTGCTGCGGTCATTTCGCGTTCAACACCGTTGTCGTTAATTATGTATGTGCTCATAATGTTTTGCTGTATCCGTAAATGGCGTAAACGCCTGTCCAGTTAGTGCCCGATGTGAAGATTTCAATGCCATCGTATGCGGTTGCTGTTGAATGGTTGCCGTACCATTGCTCGTAAAGCGGTGCTGTTAGCGCGCCGTTTGCAGCCGTGTTCCCAGACATGATCGTGGTTGCTTTTGCTAATTGTGGCCCGAACAATTGCACGCTGGTTGCTGCTTCCAATCCTGAACCAAACGCGCCGACAATGTAACTGGTTTGGCTTGCTGCGGTAGATGTGGTTAACGATGCGCCGTTACCTTCGACTATTTGCGTGTTGTAGTTGGTTGACGCCGATGTGCCACCTGCACGCAATTTGATACGGATTTGACCGGCACCGTTTACCGTGTAATTGATCAGCAACAAATAATTTGTGTAAGAGCTAGTAAATACGCCATCTGCGGTAACGCTGTTTGTTGCAGTAACTGTTGTTTCTGCTTTGACACAAACCAAACCTGGGGTTTTTCCGTCCAAATAAGACAAGTTGTTATTAAGCGAACTTGCGGTTAAAACTTGGCCTGCGGTGTACGTAGTAAGTGGCATGGTGCTCCTATCCTAAAACATTTTGGGCGTCAAGTACGCCATAGATCAAATCGTCCAATATCAACTCGTAAACAATAGTTGTTGGTGCGGTGCTGTACAGGACGCTGTGACCTGTACTGAAATCCAACCGATGCTCGATGCCCTCAACTGACAGCTCTTGTGCCAACTGGGTTGTGCCAGTACCGCTCGGGAACGTCTTTTCCACGCTAATCGTGTCGCCAATGTCCACGGTTGCCAGAGTGTCTTTTTGGGCTGTGGTCAGCATTAAATACTTGGTTGCCACGGATGTGTAACGCGGTTCGGGCTCTGGGTTCAACAGGTATTCGGCAGCGGTTTGTATTTCGGCAGCGTCATGCAACAGGCTGTTTGTAATGCTTGAAGTTTGAATAAAATATGTGGCAATTGAGCCAGCGTCCGTAGCGGTGTAACTGTCGCCGTCCAAGCCTGTAACGACTGATCTGTTGATTACCGAATCGGCTTCAAAACTAATGCCCACGCCGTCAAACTTGTATCCTGTGCCGTCATCCTTAAACTCTGCCATTGGCGCGCTAAGTGTGGCACCTATGCGATCTTGGAATGTAAACACCCCAGCCCTTGACATAAACACACGCCCAAACTCTGCGGTTTCGTTAATTTGCGTAATGTACTGCAAGACGTTTGTTCCAGCCGGCACGGTATAGGCGCTGTCGTGGCCAAGGTTTACGGTGCCTGTTGAGATGTTGCGTGAGCCTGCTGGGAAATCTACTTCTGGTAGGTCTAGGACTGTTTCTATGCGTTCCCCTGATGTTTCAGGGCTGACGTTTAGTTCGTTTAAGTAGGTTTGCGCAAGTAGATAAAACTGGTCAGCGCAATACACGGTGACCGTGTCCAACCCCCCAAGCGCAAAGTTGTAGTCATAGTTGACGACATAACCGCTAAACAATGATTCGGGCACGTTGGTGTTGCTGTAACGGATGAGCTGTACGGCACGCAATGGGGCAAGCCCAGGCTTTGATTGCGGTGTGTCGTAATACGGGCTGTTTTGGTCAAATGGGTTAAAGATTCCGTCCACGTCTTGGATAATAAATGTCATGGTGCCGGCGCTGAATTGATCGCCCACGTCACGGCGACCGCGCCGCACGTTAATGCTGATAGTCGAGTCCATGACGTCAGCAAATTCTGTTGTGCCGTCCAGCACATATTCGCTGTCTATGTAACTGCTGTTTAATCCCCATGTGGCGGTGCTAGTCGAAGCGTTCGCTGTGCCGTTCCATTGTTGGCTAGTCAGCGTGTAACCCGTATAGGTGTCAGCATAAGTACCATCAAAATAAGGAAGCAGGGTTGAGGACTGCTCAAACAATGCTGCATCTACTAAATACACTTTTGCGCTAGTCGTTGTTTCTTCAACATCCATTGTCATGGTGACGGTGGGTGTTGCACCTGCTGTTGGTGTGTCTGCAAAAGATAAACGCACCCATCCGTCTGTGTCAGATACAACTGTTGTGGAACTTACTTGGTCTGGGTTTCGTGTTCCATCTACACGCCATTCGGTTGTGCGTATTCGCAAAGAACAAGAAGGTTGCCCTGTTGGAACTTTGACATACGCAGAAATACTGTAAGGCTGACCTGCGGTAACAGGAATACGAACTCCTGCAGATGATGCAAGACCAGCAATGCGACCATTTGCTACCGCACCTTTATTTACTTGCGCACAAGCCGAACCAGAATAGGCGTCTGTTGTAATGCGTGAAATTGTTGTGCCAGTACCTACAGCAATCCAGCCTGTTGTGTTGGTTTCAAAGTTGGGGTTGGTGACTAGGTTGGTGCGTGTTGTTGTGGTGGTGTAACCAGCCAAAATACCTTTTAACGGGTCATCCAAAGTGAAACCGTCAACCTGAAACCCTGTGGCGATCTTCAGGTCATAGTTGCCTGAATTGACTACGGCTGTGCCTGGCATTACGCCACCTGTAACTGCAACGGCCCAGCGCTGCGCGAATAAGCGCGCAACGCGTTAACGACCGATTCACCTATTTCGGCGCTAGTAGCAAGTCCGCCTGTGACGTTAATGGTCACTCCCCCGCCATTGTTTAAGCGGTCTAATGGCACTACGGCTTCTGGGCCTGCTTCGCCGATCAAGGCAAGAGTAGGGGAGCTGACAATTCCACCCTCAGCCATGCGCGGTAGGTTCATGCGGCTTGCGGCTTGTGTAGCCGAGTTGCCACCAATGCTTGGCAGGTTGACGTGTGCAATGGTGTTGATGTCTGGCGCAATTGGAATTGCGTTGTAAGCGCGAATAATGCCGTTGACCATCATGATCGCACCGTTTACCACCGACTCAAATGCGCCAAGGATGCCGTTAATGATTGCGTTGACGCCAGTCTTAAACCAGTCAAACTTGTTGTACGCAACAACTAGCGCGGCGACCAGTAGCGCGACGCCTGCAGCGATGAGGGTAAATGGGTTCATGGCCATGGCAATGTTTGTTGCCACGATTGCAGCGGCGACAAGTCCGATAGCGCCAGCGATAGCCAAGAATGCTTGAGGGTTATCTTGAGCCCATGCAGCGAACTCGTTGAGTACAGGCAGGACGGCTTCGAGCACGGGCAACAGCGCTGCACCGATTGACTCTTTGGTTTCGCCGATTGAGTTTTTGAGAATCTTCATTTTTCCTGCAGCGGTTTCGGCGCTGGTTGCTGTAGCACCGCCAAAGGTTCCACCGAGCACGTCCATGACTTCGTTCAGGCTTGCGCCTTCTTTAATCATGGTTGACATCTCTGGGCTTAATGATCGGAGCGCCTTAAAGTTGCCTTGGTATGCCTTAGCGAGCGCGTCAGCGACGCTGGCAGAATCCATGCCGGTGGCCGTGCTGATGTCCATGACAAGGTTCATGTCGTTCATGGCAATGCCAACATCTTTGGTACCGCGCACAAGCGCTTCTAACGCCTTGCGGTATTCGGTGTCGGCAACGCCAGACGCTCGACTCATCGCGCTGATCTGCTTCTCAACCTGCGCGGTTTGTGCGGCGCCCGCGCCCGTCACATTCTGCAAAGTAAGCGCTAAAGCGGCCTGCTCTTGCTGGTCTTCCATAGCAGCGCGTGTTGCATCGCCTAGGGCAACAGCCAAACCGCCGAGCGCGGCAGCTGCAGGAATCGCCGCCTTCTTAATTGCAAACTGCGCTTTTTCGCCAACAGTCTCAAGTTGCTGGAACTGTTTGACAGCCTTCTTTACCCCTGTGCCGTCAAACTCGCTGATGATCGGGATGTTGATTGCCATTATGCAGTCTCTCTACTCGCTTCGTCCATGACGCGCTTAACCAATTGCTCCATCTCGGACATGACATCGTTTTGGCGTTGCTCGTACGCCTTCCACATTACTCGCGAACGACTGCCATAACGGGAAGTCAACGCGCGACCTAGTGGCCCTTTCATTGACGTGTCAAACATGGTGCCAGTAGCGCCCTGCCATTGGATGAGAAACGTGCCGACATTTGACTTGTTTCCACCGTATTCTTTGATGTTTCGCGTGTTGATTTTGGCAACGATCTTTTGTTTCATGCCTGGTATCCACGGCAACATTTTGAACCCTGACCTAGTTGACCAATTGCGCGCCATGCCAGATAGCGGAACATTCGAGGGCACAAGTTTGTTGGCGTCGTCAATAACAGGCTGAACAATTTTCTTGTAATCCTTGGTAATTTCACGGCGCAAAGATTTGTCAATTTTGTTGAGGGTCTTTAAGGCTTCTTTAAGCCCTACGACCTCAATTTTTGTTGACACTTGGTTCACGTCATCTCCGTTTTTTGTTTGCCTCGTTAAGCACTTTAATGACGGTTGCTAAGTCCCGTGAGTCAAACGCTATGTCGCTAGGCCACCAACCGACCGCGACCAGTACTTCTGCTAGTTGGCGGCGGTAGGTGCCGCGTCCGTAGGGTTTGGGTCTGTCTCGTCCAGTACCGGCAAAATGTCGATGTCAGGGTTTTTGCTCAACCATTCGCGCCAGTTGTCACCAACTTGCTCGCCTTTGATCTTGAGAATTGTGTGCATCCAGCAGGCGTAATCCGAGTACAACGGGTTTGCGGAAAGCTGTTGGATGTTGCGACGCTCAAGCCGTTCCCATTCAGTAACCACAAAAAGGTTTGTGTAGTAATACTCGGGTGCGCTGTCGGCCGTGCGCTTTAACTGCAACTTGATTTTCATATGTCTCCTATGTCGGCTTGGAGCCGTTGATTATGGTGCGGTTACGTCAACCGAGTATGTGCCCCCTTGGAGCTCGATCTCGTAAACACTAAGCTCACCCAAGGACGCGTTCACGACAGGCAGGCTAGAAAAATAGGCCCCTTCCAAAATGAACCCTGGATTCGTTGCCGAATCAGCACCGCTACCTGGATTTACTTTGACGGTGCACTTAGTGCCAAGCAACGGTGCAAGAACTGCGTACGACTCTGACGCTGCATAACTGGCATAGACCGTCAATGTCAAACTATTTGAAAACAACCCTGCCGTCATGGTGCGGGATGTCTGGCCAAATGCGGTATCTTCAAGAGCTTCCGCAGTAACAGTCAACGTCGCTGCGCTGACCTGATCGGTGATGTCAACAATGGTGCCGATTGCGGTTCCAATCTTGACTGTTGGGTTCGAGAGGTAAGTTGATGCTGGCATGTTTGCTCCTTAAGTTCTGATCTGATAGTAGATGATTTGTATTCGGTAGTAGTGGATTATGCGGTCTGGGCTTGGATAGCACAATCAAGGTCATAGCACGGGTAAAGCGCGCCACCGATTTCAAGGCTTGACGGACGGCCAGCCATAACGATAATTGGAGAGCCAAGCACGCTTGCCGCAATGCTAAGGATCTGACGCAGTACCGGCAAACCTGCTGGCCCTGACCCGATCACCTTTACAGGAAACTCGAGGCGCACCACGTTGCCATTGCCAGCAATTGTTGTGAAGTTTGGTGCATCCAAATACACGCAATTTGGCACAAGTTTTGTTGGGTCGTTTACAACACGGAGCCCAGATACCGCGGTTAGCGTTGCCGTGACATCATCAATTGCTTCGTTAAACAGGTCTGTGTAGGCCATTAGGCAACCGCTGGACGTGGGATGCCAAGCAGCTGCTTGACGATCGGGGTCAGGCTTTGCTGTGGTGCCGAACCCATGCCGTCAAACGTGGCGTACGTTGCCTCTATTGACCCTCTGGAGCGCCATAGAGCGGCGCAATACATCAGAGTGCCTAATGTTGCGTCACCGCCTGGTGAGGTCGTTAGGGAGTCAATATAACCGCTCTCTTGACGCCTGCGATAGCAGAACTGGTTGCCTGCGGACACGGATTGCGTAAGCAATGTGTAATCGTCTGATGGGTTGGGAATGTTGATGCCTAAATATGTTGCTACTTGCGCTGCATTTACCCACGTGCAAACAGGGTCATATGACACGGTGCCAGACGCGGCTGTTCGCTCAACATTGTTAGCGACTTTGGCGTAAAGCACCTGATCGGCAATTGGCATTTGGTAGTCATACAAAAGGTCGCCCTCTGTATCAACGCCAATAAACAAATACTGTGGCAATGCGCGCACG